ATGGAATGGTGCGCTTCAGAATCAAAAGATATCGGAATAGGTGAAGTGCGTACTGGAAAGATTGCTCTTGCATCAGAACGGGCCGGTAAGACGCGTCTATTTGCTATTGTTGATTATTGGACCCAGAATAGTCTGCAGTCTTTACACGATTGGTTAATGAAGATACTGAAATCACTTTCTAATGATTCAACATATGATCAAAACAAGGGATTCGAAAGAATTTTGCGTTTAACCGTACGTTGGATGGTTAGTTATGATATAAGTAAATTTACTGACCGAATCCCGTTAGGGCTGCAATCAACTATGCTAGAATATTATATATCCCGTGACCTCGCTTATTACTGGGAACGGATCGTTGGAAATAGAAGTTTCTCAACAAATTCAATCAAAGAGATTATGTGGAAAGTTGGACAACCCTTAGGAGCTTTAAGCTCCTGGGAGTGTTGTACTCTCTTACACCATCACTTAGTTTGGTTTGCGAGTTACCTACATTTCAAAGATCACCGTCCCTTTCATAAGTACGAAGTTTTAGGAGATGATATAGTTATCTGGCACAAAGGTGTCGGCGAAGCTTACGCTGAAATACTTAATTTAATTGGGGTGGAGATTAATATGCTTAAGAGTAAAGCTTATAGTGGTCACAAGAAGGAACCTATATTTGAATTCGCTAAACGCAATGCGGTTAACGGAAACGAAATAACGGGAATTCCTTATGATTTGCTACTAGCTAGCTCGAAAAGTATATATTCTTTCACTGAACTGATAAACTTTTCAGTTGAAACCAAACTAATTAGTAAAGAACGCAGAGGTTTAGCCCTTCCCGATTACTTATCCCCGAAAGGACAGCAATATTTAGAAATTCTTTTGTGGGAACGTGATCTCGAGCGCCCAAGTTGGCTTTTAAACCGCTTTGGTAACGCTAGTGAAGAGACCACCCTACTAAACCATCTTAGGATCGAAATCGCTAAAATACGTTTAGAAGGTTTCCAAGAATTAATCAGGAAACTTGACGAACTTGTATATTCAAGCAATTTAGAAAATAACTTGCGTCAAGCGGGGGTCGCATACTCTGATATGCTGATTGGGTACAGCAGTAACTTTTACCATCCAATAATACATGCCTTAAACAACACCGGTATGTCGATGTATGAAGTCCTGCCTATCTTAGAAAGCATAGAAGAACGACTGGTCGAAGGAGAAATATTGGAATTACCCGAGTTAATGAGCGTCGAATATCTGCCACTACCTTATCAAAATGCTTACTTCGAGCGACCTGGTGAAAGAAACCCAGAACGACTTCGCAAACATAGTCAGCTAGTATTGACAGCGATGAAACGACTCAAATCTACCACAGATGGATTCACTTTGGTGAATTCTGATGATGGACCTGCGGGATAATAATAGCAGGTTACGTACTAATACTTGAGTGCCTCATAGAG